CCCAACACTCTGGACAAACCAAGATATTAACGTTCTTGGTCTTGATGACAAGTGACTTTAACTGGCGCAGTTTGAACTGAAACCCGCAACGGTCACACATCGCAATCGCGTGTTTGCCACTTGCAAAACGGTTAGGCATTTCAATACCCGCCTAAGAACGACTCTCTTGGCACAAACCGTACCGCAGCCTTTTCACGATCTTCACCCGCAGCCAAATCCCAAGCCTCGTCATACTGGGCTTTTAGTACCGCCGTCCGAGCATCCGCGCCCGGTATCTTCATCGACAGGTAATAGGCCAGACCCGCCACCAAACACGGCAAGAACCGGAACGGGATATCCTGCCCATTAGACCCCACACCGGGGTCAAACATACGGCGCAGTCGGGTATAGACCAGCGTCCAAGTCGTACTGTTATCAGGCAGCGGCCATACCGTGAACTGCGGGTAAACTACTGCCCCTGCCGCATTCGTCGCACCTGTACGACGGTTAATCCAAATCTGGATCGGGCGACCTGTCGCGTTCTTGTTTGGGATAGAAAGATATGTGCTGGACGAAATACGGGTGATGTTAATGTCCTGCTGGTTTAGCCCAGACCCTGTGCGGATCACGTGATCCAGCAAGTCCACCGTATCAACGGGCAAATCATAAGTCCCGACGTTATAAGTCAGCGTTTGTGATCCAGTTTCCAACGTCCAAAGGTTAATGCCCCGGTTGGCCCAGTCCATCAGCAACAAAGCAAGGCTACGCCGCGAGGTACGAAAATCGTAACCCGTACGCAGTTCGGCACCGCAACGCTCGAATGCTTCCTCAATAATCGTGTTGAGGTCGAGGTTGAAGTCCGTTGTGGCTGTTGTTCTGTCGGCCATTTATTTACCTAGTTTGCGGAGCGTTTGCGCCAAGCGAGCGCGTTGCCCCATCTTGCCGGGGGCTTTGGCGGCTTTAGCAAGTTTAGCAGCGGGAATCTTTTGCCCCGCTTTCACGCCTAGGCTGCTACGTAGCGCACCGGGCTTCTTGATTGCCTTTTGAATCCATTTCTCAGCCATATCACATACCTCGCCGTCTGTACGGCTTTACTTTTTCTTTGACGCCTTTAGGCTGCGCGACAAACTGCTTGCCTTGCGCTTTGCCTTTACGTTTGGCGGCGGTGGTGCGGGCATACTCGCTAGGGCTGAGAGCCTTGATCGCAGCCTCTGGAAGATACCTTTCACCCGTGTCACTAGATCGTTTACCACTTTTTGTTCTCCATTTCTGCTGTGTCCAAGCCTTCAACGACTGTTGAGGTGCCTTCACGACTTATAGCCTCCGCCTTTAGCCTTATATTGCTTTGCTAACAACTGTGCTTTTCTCGCGCTCCACTGCCCTGCGGCGGTGCCTTGCACGGCCCGAGACTTGATGGACTCAAACAGGCTCTTCCGCATACCGGGCTTGGTGTAGTTACCGGCTTCGTTGACCTTACTCTTAACCTTGCCGCCTTCGGCGTGACGGATGGGCTTACCCGTACCAATCACAGGCTTAGAATCCCCGCGCCGTTTAGCACGAGGAATCTTGTTTTTAGCGATAGCGCCCATTCCGCGAGAAGCCATCATTAGACGATCTTTCCTCGGGTTTTACCCTTCTTGGCAATTCCATCAGCACGACGAGAAGCGGAGGACTTAATAAAACCGCCTTTAGCGTATTTCTTGACACTACCGCCTCCGCTCATTCCTCGCGCACTTGCTGCCGCTTCACTGGCGCGATACCGCTCATCATAACGGGGCAGATCGCGACGGGACATGCCACGCCTCGCCGCCTCGCCTGCCTTATCCACAGCGCGTTCAGCCGCGTTAGCACGGGCGGTTTGCATACGACGGAGCATTTGTTTAGCGCGAAGCCCTAATTTTGCCCCCGCCATCTCCGCACCAAATCCTGCGGTTGCGACTGCATTAGCCGTGTCTTCAAGAGCTTCTTTGGCGCGTTTTTCATCTAAATCCACGTAGGGACTCTTACCTTTATCGCTATATCCAGTCGCACGATCTCCGGGTAAGTTCGAGCGAGACCGACGTACCGCAGACTCAGCTTCTTTCTGCATACGGCTAGAAGGCGCGGCAGACTCGTACTCTTGGATAAACTCCATAGAACTGACTTTACGTGGTAAAGTCTTGCGAGTAACGGTTTTAGTCTGTTTTCTCGTTGGCGGACTACTTTGCAGGCCGGGGTTCCGGGGTTCTTCACTACCCTGTTGACCGGGTTTCGGGTCTTCTTCGTAACCCACTCCGCCTTCAGCAAAACGCTTCATTTTGCGTTTCATACAATTTTCCCCCGCGTTCTACCGCGTTTCGCTACACCATCACCACGGCAGCAAGAACTCATCACGCCGCCTTTAGCCCTACTATCTATTTTAGCGGTACCAAGTCGTTCGCCTTTACCTTTGAAAGGCGACGTCGAATCTTCTGGTTGAATCAAATAGTACTCGTTACTCTTCTGGTCATAACCAATAATCGGTTCTCTAAACGCTTTACCGCTTCCACGATACGGCCCCGTTTTGCCGCGAACGACCGCTCTGTTTCGTAGCCTAACGATATCTTCGTAAGGCACTTTCATCCGTGCTAAGAGGTCGGCTACTTTCGGATCACGTGGATCATAAGCAATTACCTCTTCTTCAACCGGACCGCCCTCTTCAAACTTCTTAATTCGCGGCTTAGGCGGGCGCGGCATACGTGGCTTCTTAGGAGCCATAGCCCCAAACCGGGGCATCTTCTTTTTAAACATGCCAGCCGTGTATTTGGGGATACGGTTCATACTTAGACCATTTTGCCTCGGGTCTTGCCCTTTACCGCGCAGCCATCAGCGCGCTTGGAAGCGGAAGAGGCAGAACCGCCCTTAGCCATCTTTTTAGGTGCAGGGGCTTTCCTACGCGGGATGTTAGCGCCGAACTCCTTACCTGCCGGAATGCCCGGCTTTTCAGGAAGCATTCTGCGAGGAATCAGGTCGTCCATCGGGGACGTGGTAGGACTTTTTGGAGGAGCTTGTTTGCCAGCCATTAGCATTCACCGCCGTAACGCATTTTGACGATCTTGCCCTTGGTCTTGCCCTTGTGAGCAACGCCATCAGCAGCCTTGCGATAAACCATACCGCCTTCCTTGTAGCCTTTGACCATTGCACGGCCCATCGTGTCCGCCGTACGACGCTTCATAGCACGACCGGCCTTGTCAGCCATTTCCGCCTTTTCGTGCTTAATCATCGACTTCGGAGCGCCTTTCTTTTTCATGAAGGCCACTTCCTTTTTCATCATTGCTTTGGACTCTTTCATTGTTCCTCCGGAACCAAATTTACGGCCCTTGTCGGCCTCGACGTAATCACGACCCACAGATTGCGGAATACCAAGACGCTTAGCTGCTTTGGGGTCGTGAGCAACCATCGCCATCAGACGGTGTTGTTTGCCAGATTTACTTGGCACGGTTCTTCCAATCTTGAATGATTTTCTTAACCGTATCCGTTTCATAAATACGAATGCCGGTCCACACGATAGTGATTAGCGCAGCGATTGAGGGAAGCACTTCGACCAACGCTCCTACCATCGTAAAAACAGACAAAGCATCCATTCCAGACTTAGCGAGTTCTTGCGTTTCTTGCTTCATGTCAGCAGTTCCACGCTCTAAGTGATTTATTAATCCGGCTATTGGGGTCGTTAGCAGTCTTGGCACTCGTGAGCTTTTTCTTCATACCCGACATCCGGGCACAAAATGATTTCTTACGGGCACCGCCTTCCGGCTGAGGACGCTTCAGACCCGGTTTACCGGGATTAGCACGGTTATAGGAAGCCCGACCTTTGGCATTCAAGCCGCCAGCCGGGTTTTTCCCTTCTTTCCGCTGCCAAGCGGGTGACTTAGGCATAAAACACCATCACCGAAACTACGTCCGTCAAATCAACATAAATGTTGGTCTGAAAGAGCAAGCCTTGATCAGGGATCAGGATGTAGTCTGGATTCGAAGACGCAGCAAGGGTATTGACGGTCAGTTTGACCGAACCCGAAGCCCCACCGTCCCTAAACACTACACTGCCTGCCCCCGTGTCGGGGATGATGTAAATAGCCTTAACGCGGTTACGACCGAGAGTGTTACCTGCCTGATCAGCGAGGAGCCCGTCAGTCGTTCGTACCGCACTGGCTAAGACATCTGTTTGCATAGCCATGTGTGGCTCCTATTAGGCGATGACAGCCACGCCAGTCTTAATGTCAATCCAAGCCGAGCCGTTGCTATAGCAAACCGCGCCCGCACCCGAGTTGGCGTTGCTCACGAAGAGAATACGGCCAGCCGTAGTTGCAGAAGGGAGTGCACTAATAACCGCAGCCGGGAGAAGAACCGTGCCAGTAGCAGCGTTGACCGAACCGGTCAAAGTGCCCGAGACGTTACCCGTCACGTTACCCGTCACGTTGCCCGTGACGTTACCAATAATCGCGCCTTCAAAACCATTGTCCGATTTGACCGGACCTGAGAACGTTGTACGTGCCATTTTATTTCCTCACATGCGAGTAATAACGGTGCTTATCAGTCTGCATGTCGTCAGTCGGGTCTGTCTGATAAGCGATGTTTCCCGATAAGCTCTATATAAACCTAAAAACTTAAAAAAGAAAGGGGGGCCGAAGCCCCCCTTCCTAGCTCGATCAGGACGAACCCGGTGAGCCAAAGATACCCAGCGGATCCGACCAGCCGAAGCTATAACGCTCGCGGCTCTTGTAGCGGACGTTGCCGGTAT